GAGGTAAAACAATGTTTGATAGATTAAAAGAATTAGTCGGTGACAATTCAGAGGCACTTGCGGAAATTGAGAACGCTCAAAAAGCAGTTCAAGACTCCACATCAACAATAAACAAACTCGAAAAAACGAAGAACGACCTATTATCGGAAGTTAAGCGTTTTAAAGATGGTAACAGTTTAGTTAAAAGTGAGTTAGGGCTTGACGAAGTCAATGCAGATACAATCAAACAAGCACTAAGCAAGTTTAAAAAAGACGACAATGCAGAAGTGCAGAATCTTCAGAAACAGCTTCAGAGTGTAACAAATGATTATGACGGTAAACTCAAAGAAGCAACAAGCAAACTTAACGGCTTTGTGATGGAAAGTGCTTTATCTCAAACAGGGTTGGCACAAAAAGCGGCAAACGCTAAAGCTTATGAAGCATTAAAAAATGATGTTCTAAGTGGTGCTACATTAGACGGCGGTAATATCGTGTTTAAAAATGAAGACGGTACGACACGTTACGGAAACAATGGTAAGCCTTACGGGTTATCGGATAGGGTTGCAGAGATTGAAGCAAGTGAAGACTATGCTCCATTTCTTAAAGCAACAAACAAAGGCGGCTCCGGTACTAACCCGAGCCAAACAGCAAATGCCGCTAGTCAAGACTCAGGTAAGTTAAATTCTACCGAGATGATGAAGCGTGGCAGAACACAACAATAAGGAATAAATAATGGCTTTAACACTATTAGAAGCTTCAAAGCTTAGTACGGGTGATGTATATAGAGCAGGTGTATTAATGAAGTTTGCAGAAACTTCTGACATATTAAGAGTATTAATGTTTGAAGGAATTGCAGGTAATTCACTTAAATATAATGTAGAAGAAACATTGCCGGGAATCGGCTTTCGTGGTGTAAATGAAAGCTTTACTGAATCAACAGGTATTATAAACCCTAAAACTGAAAACCTTGCAATTGCAGGTGGTGATTTAGATGTTGATAAATTTATCGTTGATACAATGGGTGCAGACCAAAGAGCGGTACAAGAAGCTATGAAAATCAAAGCTTTAGCACTTGCATGGACTAAAACATTTATCAAAGGTGATAATGAAACTGAGCCGAGAGAGTTCGACGGTTTACAAGTTCGTTTAACTGGTGATGCTTTAATTGCTAATCATTCAACAGGTGCTGGATTGTCTCTTGCTAAGCTTGATGAAGCTATTGATGCAGTAGATGGTGCAACTCATATCATTATGAGTAAATCTGTAAGACGTAGATTAACAGTAGCTGCAAGAACATCAGCAATCGGTGGTAACATTACTTACACTCTAGATGAGTTCGGTCGTCAAGTTACAAACTATAACGGAATACCTATTCTCATTGCTGATAAAGACAATACTAATACTGATATTCTTGGATTTACTGAAACAGGCTCAACTGCTTCTGTTTATGTAGTAGCATTTGGTGAAGGTCAAGTACAAGGTTTAGAAAACGGTGGTATGAGTGTTCGTGATTTGGGTGAGCTTGAAGATAAAGCGGCTTATAGAACTCGTATCGAATGGTATAGTTGTTTCGGTGTGTTTACTCCTCGTACAGCGGCTAGACTTAAAAACATTACAGATGCTGCGGCAACTGCATAATAAGGAGATAAATTATGGCAAACAAAACATTTGACTCATTAGGTTTAATCGTAGAAGATGAAGCGGTAACAACAACTGCAACGTGTACAGGTGCAAATATCAAGGGATTGAACGTTGGTTCAGCTTCTTATGTTGCAGTAATAAACACTGGTGCAGTAACTGGCACAGTTGATGGTTCTAACTATTATACAGTACAGCTAAAAGCAAGTGATTTAGTTGGTGGCACTTACTACCCAGTGGGAAATGCTGTTGTTCTACCTGCAACTGCTCAACAAGTTCAAATCGGATTTACTTCTGAGCAACTTCAAAGCATTATTACTTCTGGTGCATTTTTCGCCGTAACTGTTACGAAAACAGGAACAACTGCTACTGCCGTAACATATACAGCTTTCATATCAAAGATTTAAGTTATGACCATTGTATATGACAAAGACGGTAACGCTTTTAAAGTACCTCATATAGTGGATGTTAAAGAGTGGCTAAGAGATGGCTATACTTTAGATAATCCAAAAGAAAAAGCAACTAAAAAATAGC